ATCCGGACGGCTTTCTTCGCCCAGGCTGGCACGGGGCTCCCGCAGGTCCCGTCGATCCAAATGTTGTTATAGCCCCTCGGGAAAATGACCTCTGTTTCGGTTTCGGAAAGTAAGTACTCGAGCTCGGGACTAAATGGACCGGCTCCGCTTGTGCTTAAATCGATGAAGAGGCTGGCCCCGTCGAAGGTGTACCAGCTCGAATCGAGCACGACGCCGGAAACCCGGACGTTCGAGATGCTCATGATCTTCTCCCGGATCGGGAGGAAGAGCCGGTTTTTCCCGTTCCCGTTGATCTTGGTGATCAGCGGCTTTGGGTAATAGGACCGCTGGAGGGCCGCCTCGAGCCGCGCTTCCGCGACCTCTATGGCTTCTTGCTTCTCTGCGTCGGTTGTCCCCGAGGGCCAATTCGATATTTCTGAATCCGATATATAATTCCCGGAATAAGGCATTTATCCTCCCGCTTGGAAACGTCGGAGCTTCTCGATCAGGATGGGGAGGTCTTTTAATTCGACTTCCCAAATGACGAGGGCGGAAAATCCTTGAGCCCCGAAAAAGGCGATCCTGCTTTCGGCTTCCTCTTTCTTGTGATAGCGATCGCCGAATAATTCTATGATCCTTTTCGATCCGTCTGTGCTTATGAAGTCTGGATTTTTCCCATCGACCATGAAGGAAAAATCGCCGGTGAACAAATATTCCCCTGGGAAAAGAAGGCCCAACAGGGCGTTGAGGTTCCGCTCCGATTTGTTCGGGAGGATGCTCCGGCCCAGGTGCTGCTTGTCCGCATATCCGGGAGTTTTCCAAAGGGCCTTGATCCGCTCGCTATGGTCCGGATTTTTCTTCCCCAATTGCCTTTTGCTCTGATTCGCCCGTTGTGCAGGGGTCCATTTGTTTCCCGGAAGATGAAGGTTAGCGTGGCCCTTTTTGAATTCCGTCGCCGGATTCGTATGCTGGCCTTTTCCCGTTAGAGGCATCCTGTCCTCCGCTTATGAAACAGCGGCGGGGGGTTGTTCCCCGCCTCCCCCCGCCGCCTCAGTCAAAAAGATAAGGAGGTTTTCTGACCTCCGGGTCAGACGATCCGCGCCATGACGGCCTTGACGTAATCGACCGAGAGGTTCTTGGCGACCGCCTCTCCGTTCATCGCGCCGAAGCCCAGGAACAGCTCCTCGTTGAGGGGGAAGCCCGCGGTGATTTCGCCCTGAGCCAGGACGATCCCGGCGTCGGTGAAAACGAACCAGCGGACGGTCCCGGCGCCGTCGTAATGGAAGGCCAGGACGACATAGGTCGCGGCGACCGCATCGATCCCGGTGTCCAAGTCGACGACGACCGTCGAATCCTCGACGGCGATGAGAAGGCTGGCCGAGCCGTCATCCTTGTGGAAGTAGACGCCATGGGCCGTGCTCGCCCCCAGGTATTCGGCGTCGACCAGGCCGAAGAAGAAGTCCGATTGGACGACCTCGTTGATCTTAAATCGGCCCTCCACATAGAGCGGGAAGCCGGGCTTCAGGATGAAGCTCTGGCCTTTCGACAAGTACTGCGTCTTGTCGTTGTCGGCCGCTGCGTTCGTGATCAGGAGGACCCCGTTGGCCGCGTCCGTGATCACGTTCGTCCCGGCGCCGGTCTTCGTGACCGTCCAGTCGACGGCGCCGAGGTCCTTCAGGAAATCGTCCTCGAGGCGGACGGCGGTCCGCAGATCGACGTACTGCCTGATGACGTCCCACTTGTCATGGTTGATGTGCGTGTTCAGGGGGTAGAGGTCCATGAGGTAAAGCTCCGGGACCGTCCCTCCCAGCCCGTAATGCGGGAAGTGTTCGTTATCCATGTTGCTCCTCCAGAAGCGAGATCAGATCGGCTTTCCTCATGTGCATGAAGTTGGCCTTGGTTTTTCGCCGGGCCGCGAGGGATCGAAGTTCGTTGATCTTGAGCTTTCGATAATCCTGGGTCCGGGGCCGGGGCTTCTCCCCTTCCGCCGGTTCCTGGACCTCGATCGTGAGCATCGGGAATTTTCCCAGCTCGATCAAAGCGAGATCTCCGGTCACCTCCCGAGTTTCGCGGGCGGCGATATGGACGTTGCCGATGCATGTGGGAAACTCTCGGGTCGGTCCCCAATTCGTGACGAGGGATCGCATCGGTTTTCTCCGTCCGGCCGTTAGCAGGCGTGTTCGAGGCAGCGAAGCAGGACGACGGCGTTCGGGTTTTCCAGGGCCACGTCGACCCGCATGCTGTAGAAGATGTAGGTCGCTTCGTCCTCCGGAGCCCGCTTGCTTTCGAGCTTGATGTCCCGCTGGATCCCGACGATCATGTTCCCCTTCGGGGTGAGCAGGACGTCGGTGTAATTCCCGGCGCCGAGGATTCCGTCCGTGTTCGGCGTCGCCGTCGGATCGCCCAGGGTTGTCGCCATGAGCGGGCAGTCCAGGATCGGGACCCGGCCGTACTGGGGCGTCATCTCCCCTTTGAACACGGCGTCGCCGATCGCCGTCGACCGTGCGCTCAAGGCCCCCAGGTAATCCTGCGTCACGAGATCGCTGTTCAGGAAGCTCATGCCCTTGAGCCCGTTTTGGGTTTTGTATTTGGAGGGCATGTTCTTGAGCATCTGGTGGTACTTGAATTCCCAATTATAGGGCTGCGTCTGTGCCTGGGCTGCGATCAGGCCGGGCAGCGAGAAGTCGGAGCCCGAGGTCCCGCCTTCGCAGGCGTTCAGGATATGGGGCTCTCCGGCGACCGCGTTGTAGTAAGCCTGGCCGATGGAGGAATGGGTGATCCGGTACCGCCATCCGTCCCACATGCTGCGGATGTCGTCCACGGGGAAGCCGTTGAGGCCGTGCGTTTCGGAGATCCAGAACGCTTCCTCGAGCTCGTTGGCGATCTTCGCGGTGATGATCTTCATGAGCTGGTTCTTGTAGCCGTCGGCCGTGATTCCGGGCGGCAGGTCCTCGAGGTCGTCGTCGAAGACGGTGATCGCCCCGCGGACCTTTTGGGTCGTCAGGGTGATCTTCGAGGAGACCCATTGCTTTTTGTACTTCGACTCGTTGAATTGCGAGCCGGGGTAGAGGAAGTGGCCCGAGCCGAATCCGATAGCCCGGATCAGCTTTTGGGGTCGGCCCATCCGCTCGATCCGCGCGTAATCCTTCATGACCGACTCGTCGACCATGTAGTCGATGAAGCGATCGGCCTCCTCCTCCGTGAGCGTGATCGTCGGGAGGGAGATCAGGTTGTACCCTTTCTCCATCTTGAACCGCTCGAGCAGTTTCTTGGTATCGTTCATGGTTTCGCTCTCCTATTGGATTCCGTTGGCCGCCGTAAAGGTTTTGCCGCCCTTAGTCGGCGTCATCCTCGGGTCCGCCGAGGGAGGGCCACAGGGGGCCTTCGTGCTTCTTGATCGGCTTGCCGTCCTTGTCGAGCTCGGGCTCGCCGTCCTGGGCCTTGATGCCCTTGGAGATCCCGCGGCTCTTGCGGAGAGCGGCGTTTTCGTCCTCGAGCTTCTTGAACCGCGCCTCGATGGCGTCCTCCTTGTCCTTGGCGGCTTTCTCGACGGCCGTCTTCGCGTCGGTCATGGCCTTTTCGCCGGCCTTGATGACCGCGATCAGGTCATCGGGCTTGCCGTCGTACTTCTTCAGGGCCGGGTCCGCCCCGTCCTCCGCGAGCATCGCGTCCAGGATGTCCTGGGCTTTGCTGAAGCCTTCGCCGATCATGGCTTTCAGCTTCGCGAGCTCGGCCTTCGTCGCCTTGCTCAGGCGGGCGCCGACTTTCTCGAGGGTGACTTCCTCGTCCCCGCCGGCGGCCTTGTGAGCCGCGACCGGGGCCGCTGCCGGGGCCGTGGTGGCTCCCCGGGCCAGGGTCTGGACGGCCGCGAGAACGTCCGCGGGCATTTCGTCCTTGTACTTCGCGAGCAGGCCGACCGCCATTCGAATGGCCTTTTGGGCTTCTTCGGACATAGCGCCTGCCTTCTCGAGTTCCTCGGCCGTCAGCTCGAGGCCGATCGACTTCAGGAGTTCGATGAGTTTGTCCATGGTGTGCTTCCTTTTGATGATTGCGAATTTTTTACGGTTCGCGGCGGCGTCGACCAGGCTGATCTCCTCCACCTCGATGTCCGTTAGCTTTCGAGCCATGCAGGGGCTCCTCTCTTGTCGTTTCTGGATTCCCCCTGCAGATTGCCGGCGGGTTCTCCGGCTGCGTCCTCGAAGGCTCAATCTCGCGGCGCCGCGTCATTGCGACCGGCCCGCGTCTTGACCGTCAGGTCCAGCGGTCTGTGCGATTAAAGAAATAGACCTGTTTTATGGCCGTGTCAAGAATTATTTTTTAGAGAATGGCGATCCGCTTGCAGTAGTCTATGAATTCCGGGTGCGTCCGAGGTCCTTTGGTCACATTGCAAAGCCGGCAAATAATTCGGACGTTTTCGAGGTCGATCGTTTTCCCGTTATGAATGCGGTCGACCGTCGGGGCGTCCAGATGCTGGCGATTCCCGCCCTTGAATCCGTATCGCAATTCGGCCCCGCAATAAAAACAGCGTTCGGTTTTCCCGGCAAGGTCCATCAATTGATCGGTCGTCAGGTTTATTTCGTATCCCCTCGTTTTATGGCAGCGGATGCTCGACCTGGCCCAAACCTTCAGGGCGTTTTTAAGGTGCCAGGCATGGAATTGCTCGGCATAATGCTCTTTGTTTTCCCCATAATGCCGATCCCTTAATTCCTTCATCCTCTTGGGGTGTGCTTTTTGCCAGGCCCTTTGGAGAATCCTCCGCTCGGGGATATTTTTTCTTTTCTTCTCCATTTCCGGATGGGCTTTCCCATAGGCCGCGCTTGCGGCGTTCAATCGTTTTTTGTTATCCAAATAATATTTATGGTTGTAGGCCTTTTTATCCATGGAAATATTATAGCCGAATCGAAGGGAAGTTGAAAGGTTTATCTTTGGGGATTAGCTTTCTTTTTTGGCCCAGGTGCTCTGTGCTTTCCTTGCCGTGCCCCCCATGCTAAAGCCTGTTAATTTCCCGCTCTGGACATCCGCCCAGATCTCCGGATCCGTCACCTTGATCATCATCCACCAGGATCCGGCTTTAATGATGTCCTTCCCCTTTTTGATGTCCGTTTCGGGCTGGTAGCTCTCGAGGATCGGGAAATAAAAAGCCTTGCCCTTGTGCATGACCTTGATCCGGTTCGGGTTTTGGGCGTACCGCTCCATGAACGTGTACATGGCCTTCGTGATTTCCTCAGCCGTTGTCATGTCGCCCTGGGTGTCGACGGCGTTCGGCTCGTAGATGATCCCGCCGCAGATCTGTTGGGCGGCATCGATTTTCCGGATTTGGAAGACGAGCCGCCCGCTCCCCCAGGCCGCCTTCGCCGCCGGCTTCGGCTTGTGCTCCTCGACCCAGGCGGCCGCCGCCTCCATCGTCCAATCACATTTTCCCATCTTTTTTCTCCTCGAATCTTCCCCGCGTTCCCCTTTTCCAGAATTGAATTTCCGTTTTCATGTGGCAAGGGGCGCAGAAGACCATCAAATTTTCTAGCGAATTGTCCTTTGTCAGGCGATAGGGAATGATGTGATGAACCGATAATTTTGTTGTGTTCGTGGTCTTCCCGCATCCCTGGCAAGTCCATCCGTTTTTCCGTAAGACGGCGATTCGGATTATTCCCCATTCCTTGGCTGTGATTTCAAGGCGAAATTTCCCGCCAAGCCAGCGGGGATGTTTCGCCCCCGATATTTCCGGGCGTTTGATTCCTTTGTTCCAGGGATTCGTTCGCCCCTTGGTCCCGCGCATATTCGCCTTTGCCTTTTCGGTTTTTGGTTTCCCTTTCAAAGCTAGGCTGATTTTTAATCGGTGCGCCGTCGTCTTGGGGCGGCCATGAAGGATCGCGGAAAGGTGGTCCTTTTCTTCCTGCGTATGCGGTCGACTCGGCATCGGATTTCCCTCTATGAATATTATAACCTACTTATTTGCACAAGAGCAATCGAAAAGATAGGTTACTATTTTGTGGCTGTCGATGTCCTCGAGGGCTTTGATCCCTTTTTCCTCGGAAATGGTGATCGTTCTTATGTTCGGACCTGGTTCAGCGACCGGGATGCGAATATAATTCGCCGTCGTTTCCGGCTTCGTCATGGCCTCCCGGGCCGCTTTCTCGGCTCGTAAACGTGCCCGGAATGCCTCCTCCTTGGCCTGGGGGCTTCCCTCCGGGGCCGCCGGCGGGGCTTCCGCCGCCTTCCGTTCCTTCAGCCGGGCCATCTTCCAGTCCGGGGCTTTGCTCAGGGCTTCCGCGAGTTCCTTGTCTGT